GATCCGGTGATGCCCTGGGCGCACGAGGTTGATCGAACGGGCTGCGACTGCCAACGGTTCGGAATCTTCGGCCGCTGTGAGCATCAGGCGCTGCTGTTGAGCGAACTGGGCTTGCTCGAAGATCCGAACGAAATCGGCTGGCCCGATGACGATCCGCCGGCCGCGATGGCTGCGGACTGATCAGCAAAACCCGTCGCTCGTTTCAAACGAGCGCAATCACAAGAGCCCGGATGCGCTTGCATCCGGGCTCTTGTGTTGGTGGCAGTCGCCAGTATGGTGCTGTGATTACCCGCGGCCGCGCTTCGCTGCTTCGGCCTCAATTGCTTTCCCAAACACTGTCACGTACCTCTTGATGGCCGGTCCTGCTTCATTGAGTGCTGGCTCGAGGAATGGCTGAGGCTTTGTGCCGTGCTTCATGATGTTCCGGGCGATCACAAAGCCCAAACCCGGTCCCAAACCCTTGCGACGCGCCCAGTCCTCTAACGGTGTCACGGGTGGCATTTTGCCCGGTAGGAGTCCGTACTCGATAGCCCGCCCATAGACGAGGTTTGTGCCGACGGTGGCGTGCTTCGGAAAGTAAGACTCGTCAACCGTATGTGCGATTGATCGCCTCAGCCCACCACGATCATTGGGCGCCTTCTCAACCGCAAGCGCCTCAACGGCCTTCGCTGAGCTGCTGAGGAAGTTTCGCGCCGGGATTGCCACTACTGCCGGATCAATCGCATTGATCACGTCCTGCAGCCCCACGACTCGCACGATTACTCTTGCCATGTGTTCACATCCATTCGACTGATCGGCTTACGCCCGTGATCGGGAGATTGAGTAGCTATCGATGGCTTCGGACGGGTGGCGTGGCGCCTCCTGGATCACGGTGCCGTAGTTATTCTGATAGGTTGTGTTGACGCCGTAGCTGCCCGAGCCGTAACTATCTGAACCGCTCATGCCTCGGATGTTCGTCGCGGAAGCCATCGCGCCAGCCGCGCGCGTGACACTTGGCAGGGATCGTTCCATGCCCAGCACCAGCCCTTCGCCAATGCCTGCACCGATCCCGGCGAACATGCGTGATGGTGAGTTGATTCCGAGCCAGCCCTTCGCTTCCTCGTATGCCGCTCTTGCCAGATCCTTCGCGAAACTGACCACAGAATTCCAGATGCCTTGAATGCCGTCGATCATGCCTTCACCAATCGCCCAGACAATGTCCCAGCCCGCCTGGAGAACGGCCCCGGAGTGACTGGTGATGATCCCCGGCAGTTCTCCGAGCTTGCTTTCGAGCGCTGGGAGCTTTTCTTGAATGCCGCTCACGAGGCCACCAATCAGCTCAGCGCCTGAAATCACGAGCGTAGTAGCGAGTGGCCCGACGGCTTCGAGTGCCTTCGCTCCCAAACCGTTCAGCCATTGCGTCAACGACGGCAACGACCCATCCAGGCCATTGAGAAAACCCAGCAGCAATTCCTCGCCCTTAGCCAGGAGCAGCGTCGTCAGGTCCGCAACCTTTCCGGGCAGTTCCTGAATGTTGGTCGAGATCGTGTCGCCGATGGTGCCCCACGGGATCGCGTTGAACGCATCGACAAACGCCGTCTTGACGCGATCGCCGATGCGCTGGAGAACGTCGAGGGCGCCACTAAAGTCGCCCTGAAAGACTTCCTGAATGATGCGGCCGAAATCAACGATGGTTCCGCCTGCCAGCTTGAACACGCGGTCAACCGGCTCGAACCCCGTCTCAATGCCCCGGAAGAATTCGCCAATGCTCTTCGCCGGGGCGCTGAGGAAGTCGCCGATCCCTTCCAATGCTGTTCGCCAGTCACCGGAAAGGATCGCCCGGCCCGTCTTGCCGATGGAATCCGTCACGCGGTCGAACAGCCCCGTGATTGCGTCGAGCGCGCTGGAGGCCGTTGATCGCACCGCCTCAAACTCACCGAGCCAATGAACGGCATCCTGTGCCGCCCCAGCCACGCCATCAACCGCATCGCGGAATCCCCACCAGTTGCCAATGTACGCCGCCGTCAGGAGGGCGATGGCCGCGATCACCAGACCAATAGGACCGGTCAGCACCGCAAGTGCGGCACCGATCGCCGGGAGAAGGGTCAGGAACGTACCCAGGACGATCAGTAGGGGACCGATCCCGGCTGCCACGAGGGCTATCATGACAATCCATCGTTGCCACCGCGGATTCATCGCTTGAAAGCGTGTTAGCAGATCACCAAATATCTTTGACACTTTGGTGATCGCAGGTAGCAACACTTGCCCCATCTGAGCTGCAACGTTCTTCAGCTGCGCCCTGAGGATCTTCATCGTGTTTGCGAGGCCGCCAGATGTGCGAGCGAAGTCGCCTGTCGCGTCTCCCATGTTGTCGAGGATGAAGCCCTGAGCCGCCAGAATGCGCTGCTGCGCGGTGAGTGCCCCGGTACCGTCCCAGATGCCCTGCTCGAGCGCGTATTGCTCGAGGGAGGCCTGGTTCATCATGATGCCAAAGCGCTCCAACGGGTCAAATTCACCGCGCAACGCAGATTGCATCGCCTCGAGCACTTCCGGGGTGCTGGCGTTGTAGAACGAGCCCAGATCGGCCGCGCCCTGAATCAGTGAGTTTGAAAACTCAGCCGTCTCAGCAGACGTCAATCCCAATGTGTCGCCATAGACGCCCAGAACGGCCGATGTGGCCAGATATTCCTGCTGTGAGAGCCCAACGGCCTTTGCGGCCTCTGTGGCACGCTGAATGACCGTATCAGCGGCGCCGTCATAGACCGCCTGAACGGCGCTCATCGATTCCTGGAGGTCTGAGGCGGCGCTGACAGACACAGCCGCAAGCCCCAGCACGGGAGCCGTGACACCCGCCGTAAGCCCGCCGCCCCACGCTCTGAATGAACTGCCGAGCTTTTCGACGTTGCGCTGTGTTCGCTCGAGGCCTTTGGTGACATGATCCTCAAGGCCCAGCATGATGTTGAGGTTTGCGATCGTTGCCATAATGTCACCCGCCTAGTTTCGTGCGTTTGAGCGGTCCGTTGTTGCAGTGCGCCCAATACGCCGTGATGGCCTCAACCACGCTGTCCAGCGTTTCAAGCTTCTTCATGGCTTTAGCCAGATATTGGCGCTCTTCCGCGGTAAATCTCGCTTCGATGGCCGGCATCGCGGCCCTCTGTGCGGCGAGATCGTCCGGCATGCTCTCAATCAATGCGCCCACGTAGATCAGGCAGACGCCCAGTTCTGGATTGCTCAACGATCGAAGCGGGCTCTTCGGTGGTAACCACGCCGCAAAGCTGTCCAGGTCGAACACTGGTGCGCTTGAATCGCTCATCGTCATCACCTCACTGAATCCTGAGCTTCTTCATGACCGCATCGAGCAACGCCCGTTGCTGCGGCGTGAGCTGGTCTTCGATCGCCTGCATGGCCGCGGGGTCCTTTCGGTCGGTGTTGCGCAGCAAGCCGAGATAGACGCTGATGGCCTCCCGTTCTTCGCTGGTGATGCGGGGGCGTGGTTGCCTACGTGCCATCTCAATCAGCCCCTTCTTCCTCGTCGGGCATCTGGGCGAGTGCGTGAAGGTCCATCCAGTCCCGTATGACGGTGATTGCGAGCGGGCCACCATCGGCGCCGGAGAGATTTACGTTCTGGTTCGCTGTCCACTCGCCCAGTTCCTGTGACACCTGGCGCTCCAGTTCGCGCATCTCTCGCAACAGCGCAACGTCGATCTTGTATTCGTCGATCGTGACGGCGTTGGCGCCAGTGCCGATGGATCGCTGCGTGTGCTCCAGAAGCCCCGTAGACGCGCCCGGGATAGTGGAGTTGGCATATTGAGCCGCACGACCATCAATGACCTGCTGCAGGGCACGGTGGCGTTCGTCAGCGCGATCAATGCGGATCTGCTTGACTGCGATGCCTTCCTGTCGGATCGCGGCGCGTGACTCTTCGATCGCAGCAATGACGGCGTCAGACTTGAGCAGCTTGCAGCCGGTGACATTGAGTGAGGCTGTGGATCCACGGTATCCCGCATGGCGAGCCGCTTCCGTCGCGTTGCCTCGTGCCACGCCTACATAGGCCGCAACGAATTGCAGCTGTCGGTAGTTCAGTGGCCGTGACGGCGCGTGCTCGCTCATGACGGTTTACTCCTGGTCAATTCCGGCGGCGATCTGTCGCTCTGTAACGCCGGATGGTTGTAGCGGAGCTCTGAATGGATGGGGGCGCCCGGCATCAGCCAAAGCGCTGGCCGCGGCATCGAAGCGCCGGCAATGCCTGAGCAGTTCGCGTGCAGCGGTCACAAACGCCGCCTTTGCGGTGGCGTACTGATGCTCAAGCGCTTCAGTCTGGCGATCGAGCTGCGCAATATCGTGCGCCGGGCGGATATCGGTCATCGTCATGGCGTCGTCTACTCCACCGGCTGAAGCTCGTCATCGGTCGGAACCGTCACGGCTTTTGGAGGCGTGAGCGTACTGGTGCCGCCTTCTTGCTCGAACAGGGCAAGACGACGTTCAAAGCGGGCACGATGCTGGTTGAGCTCACGGGCTGCAGTGATGAACGCATTCCGGGCGTTCTCGTATTGGCCTTCAACCTGCGGAGTATGGCGACTGACTTCTTCCAGCAGCATGCCCTGATACAGGAGCTTGGTCGGATACTGATCGATCGTTTGCGGTGTGCGCATGGTGTCTACCTCCACGCCTAGCGGCGTTCCTTGACCTTTGCGGTAACAAGTTGATTGATGTCGTAAAGGCGATGGTTGATCAGATACCGATATGAAACTTCGTAGGGTGTGATTGGCCGAATGAAGTAAGGCGCCTCTTCGTCTCGACCGTACTTCGTCCAGTACGTAGAGGCACGACTTTTTGCCCGGTCCCACTCCTGTTGGAGCGAGTACGAGGCCTTGCCGATGCGCACCAGCTCGAGTACCGCGACGTCGTAGGCCTCAGCGAGTCGCTGGCCCTCCTTGGTCATGCTCGTGAGTGCTTCGATGTCTTCCGCGTACTGACGCGCCTCATCGCTCCGTTGCCACTCCCACAGACGGGACTCGATGCGCTCCACGATTGCCGCCTGGTGACTGATCTGTTGGTCAATCTGAGCCTGTTCGGTCATCGCATCTGCCAACAGGCCGGGCGATGGCTGGCCGCCCGTTTGCTTCTCAATCAGCCAATCGCCGATCTGGTTGCCGACACGATCACGCTCCTTGTGCAGCTGCGTGAGCTTCGCCCGTTCTTCACTGAGCAGTTCGCGCATTTCGTCCGCGGTGCGCTCAGGCAGGGGAGTGACGTCGGTTGTGGTGGTGCGTTCAAAGAGCTTCATCGGTGCCTCCGGTGTTGTATTCGTGGTCAAGCGCCTGCATGACCTCGATGTTGAATCGGCGCAATGTGCGGTCCAGCCGCACGACGGTCGGGTCGTCCTCGTGAAACGTGCCCGTTTCGCTGATCTGCAGCTGCAGCATGCTGATGCGCGTCGCGAGCTCACGGGTGAGCTGCAGCTGTGCCGGTGAGAGCGTGAGCATCTCTTCGGTCGTGCCGTGAAGATCAGCGCCGGTCATCGTGGATTCCAATCGCGGATGCACTCACGCACGATGCGATTGATGTCACGTTTCAGATCCATGAGCTTCAGCTCGGCAAGGACGCCACCCAGAAGGCGCACCATCTCCTGCTCTTCAGCCGGGGTCAAATTCTTTGGAATGCGAATGGGGGTAATGGCGTTGGCATAGGCGCCACGTGCGAGGGCCAGCGCTGAGGGATCGCTAGGCACGTTAACGCCTGAGATCTCGAGTAGCTCAGCCTTCACGATGCGCGGTGCGCCATTCTTTGCTGGCGCTGTCTCGTGGGTGTTCCAGGACACTGAGACGGCATTCAAAAATCCGCGACGATATTTCGACTCCACCTGCCGGGCGAACTCATCTTCCTGGTCAAAGATCACATCAGCAAGAAGATTGCCCTTCTCAACGCCAACGCTCGTGACCTTGCCGATCGGGAGGCGTTCGCCCTTGAGATCGTGAGACCACAAGAACACGGGATTGCGCTTGAACGCATCGAGCATCCACCCGCTCGCCTCCACAATCAGGCCGTCGCGGGCAACGTCCGACGTCGATGCCAGAAACTTGATTGGCCCGGTGCTTTCTGCCCGTACGACGTGCGCGTATGCTCGCTTGATAGTCATCGTGGTTCGCCTCGTTAAACGAATGATGGCCGGGTGCGCTGGTTGTTCCAGTCGCCTCCGGCCATCAAAGAGCCTTGTTAAGTTAGGTCTATTCTAGCATCCGCAGCGGTTTAGGTCAATTGTTTGCCGTGCATGGGGTATTCGCTCGTGCATGGGGTTACCAAATCAGGCCGCATTCCGTTCTGCCTGTTCAACCGCGGCGTCTGGGACCACCAGGCGCTGTTCGCCGCAGTTCTTGCAGCTGACGAACGATTGCTGACCGGCAACGATCGGGATTGCTCGCCAAAGGTGGCGGCCACAGCGTTCACACCAGAACGTGATCGTATCGCCGTCAACCAGCCAGTTCGGCCAACGCTTTGTCTGATATCTCACAATCGGCCCCCTTCGGTCTTTTCGTTGGCAAAGCTGACCAACTCCTTAGGATTTCTTAGCTCCAGACCCACCCAATTGCTCGGGTAGCAGTGAAGGCACCGGGCGAGCTCTTCGGCCATCCGCTCGGCCTCCTCAGGGTCGAGGCCGTCAATGTTCATCGCGGCGTCGCCGATCATGGCCTTATCGGATCGATGGCCGCCGATGTGCGCCGTGCGCGCCCAGTCCACGATCTCATCAACGAATCGTGGAGCCATGTACAGCTCGTCCTTGCGGGTGTAGGTGTCCACGATCACGCGGCTGCACGACGGCCTTTCCACCAGGACGATGTATGCGCGATCGAGGCGCTGGCATTCCTTCCACCACGCCGTATGCAGGCTTGAACCGAGGCGATAGGTGCGCACGCGCAGGAAGCCCTCCTGCAGCGCACGCACGATTGAAGGGTGTGGAGTAGGGCGCAACGGGCTTTTTTCGGTTGTCCGCTTTGTCCGCTTTGTTTGGGAGGTCATGCTGCCTGACCCTCCAATTCAGGGTTTTGGCGGTTCTGTCCACTGTTATCGGCTCCCTCAAAGTCGTCAAAATCAGCTTCTCGGGAGTTTTGGCGGTTTTGTCCACGTGCGAGTGGGTTGATTTCAATGCGATCGGACGGGCGCCCACCTTTTTCGCTGTGGTGCTGCTTGGACACACGCACGTAATCAAGTTCTTCGAGTCGAGACAGCGGCGTATCGATATCTGCGGCTCTTCTGAATCGAGAATTTCGGACCTTGCGAAACAGCGCTCGCTTTGTTGTGGGACTCTCCATAGACTCCAGTGACATCCAGAGTTCGCGCTCCGCCGATTGGTCACCGAATCCCTTCAGATGGTCATAGAACGCCTGCGCATGCGGAATGTAGAACCGCATGATCTCCACAGCTGCAGACATCGAAGTAGCTTCGACATCGAATTGTTCCGGCTTTTCTCCGAGCTGGGTCGCGGTCGCAATGTGGTGCAATGCAGCGATACGAGCAGCACTGCCCGGCGCCTTCCCTCCCCATCCCTCGAGCCCGTGAAGCAGCCCGCCGGGTCGCAGCATCACTTCAACTTCATGCCAGAACGCCTCCCAAACGGCCCGCGCTTCACTCGAGAGCTTCAGCGTGCACGGAATCTTGTGGCCGTCCGCATCCCCGCCTTGAGGCGGCGTAGCGTCCAACATCGTTGAAATCAGTCGTACCCACTCATCGCGAATGGCTGATGAAACGGGGACGGTATTCAGGAGGCGGTAGCCAACCTTGGACACTGGGAAGCTGGGGAGGATCCGCGCAGCTCCACCACGATCAATGAAACCTGCAATCTCTCCGAGCGATCGCGCTACGGAAGGTTGTGGGCTAATCGTGAGATTGAGATAGGGGCGGAGGATGTGCTCGCCTTCTCTCCCGGCTCTGTCCACCACGATCGTGTCACCCGCCTGAGCCTTCAGGATGTTGTCGAGATTGGTTGCCCCGTTTTGGTAGCGGCCAGCTGCATTGCCAAAGATTGAGTAGCCTTCTGCGGACATTACCGCCAGAACCCCGCCCTGATCATCCAGGAGAGAAACGGCCTTCTCAACGGTGACATCATCTGCGATCAACTTGGTCACGACGGGCTTCTTTTCGGTATCGAGTTGCTCCTGGAGGCCCATGGCCTTCAATCGAGTTTCAGAACTGCCTTTGCCGTCCTTGCCTTTGACCGCCTGGTTCTTGAGGTCTTTCAGCTCAATCTCTGCCATGTCACGTTTAGCCTGCCAATGCGAGAGATTGATCCGATCCTGCCGAGCTCTCTCTCGCTCCCATTCAAGCAATGGCGCAATCGACTCGGAGAACACAGCGCTCTTTCGATTGCCAGATGACATAAAGCAGGCGAGCCAAAGATTCGTCTGCTCGAAGTAGCCGGGACTGACTTCGAGCCGGTACTTGTTTCCTGCCGCGGTAGCGATCGAACCCAGAACCACAGGCGCCGTGAGCGCAAGGGGCGTCTCGGTTGCATTGGCCAGGGCGATCGCAAACTGATCAGCAAGCGGGGGTAGAGCGCCGGCCGGGAATTCAGGCAATCGCGCGTCATCAAGTGGCGGGGGGAAAGACCAATCGTCTACCGAGTCATGTTCCTGATTCTGGTCGTCGGTGCTCTTTCTCTGTCGATTGATGGTTGGCCCTGATCCACTGAACGATTCACTCTGACCGGTTCTGGCGAGCTTGATTGTTCTCTCCAGATAATCCGCCCGATCGAACTTCGCGCGGTTCAAACCTGAGCGCCGCATGATGCGGCTGACTTGATCATCGTGGGGGGTATAGAAGACAAGGATACCGGCGAGTGCAGCGTCAGCCCTGCTTTCATCGCCACCGTATTCGGACGTATCCCCCGACCATAAGCGCGAGAATTTGCTGCCGTTGCTGGCGTTTCTCGCCTTTTCGATGATCTCATCGTCTGTGAGCGACGATGAGCCACCCCCAGCACGATTACTGTCTTTGGGCTCTTCCGATCCTCCGAAAAGCCGTTCACAGAACGCATCGAGTTCGGCTTGCCGTGGCTCAATTGTGTTGGGAACGCCGACAAACACTTGTCCGGTCACGGTCATGTACCGCTTGGATTCGTAGATCTCATACGGCGCTTTCTTCGCTTTTGAAGTGGACTTCCTGGCATCTATCCAAATGTGCGCTCCGGTTCCACTCGGGGATGCCTCGGTGAAGGTTGAGAAGCTGGTGATCGTCGCAAGTGCGTCCGGATCGACTCGCCCCGTTTCGTCAATGCAGTGGTCAACGTCGATGACGGTGAACGGATCATCGCTGGTCAACACAAATCCAATGCCGTCCACCAGCCCAGCCTCGTAGGATGCAACAGCTTGCTCGAGCGTGCCCCATGTTTCGGGATTCGTGGAGCTTGCCTTGCGCTGAGGATCCGATGCCTGGACCGGAACCTTTGTCCACTTCTCGTCATCTGCGATCCATGAATAGCTCCAGCACGTCCATTGGGCAATCGACTTCAGAACTTGCGGTATCCCTTCAATTTCGATCGGGACGACGTGCGGTTTCTGCGGTGCGCTCATGCCGCACCATCCGTTCCCGGCTGCATGCTGCTGTCCTGGCGAATCAATCGAAGGTAGGGGCGGCCTGTGGGCGGGGAGGTGGGCACCAGTTCACGACGAGGCGGGAGCGGGGCGTTCCGGGCGCTCAGCTCGTCGCAGATCAGGAATTCAAGGCTGTCGCAGGTCCACCACAATCGGAAGCCGTCGCTCTGTACGATTCTGATCCGCAGTTCGCCATCCTGCGCGTGAGGGTTGCGAGCGCGGATCTCATCGATCCTTTTCAGAATTACATAAAGATCGGGAGTAACGAATCCGGAGAGCGGTCGCTCCGCTCCATAACGTTTCTGGTATGATTTTCGAGAAGTCATCGGGTTAGCGCCCTTTCTCTTGAAGCCCGGTTGAGAGTCGTCGCTCGGCCGGGTTTCGCTTTTAAGCCGCAATGTTCGGTTCACTGTTTTGATCGATCCACGCATCCGCATCCTCTCGCTTGATCAGCCAGACCTTTCCGCGAAACTTCAACGCGGGCAGTTCGCCGCTGTAAATCGCTCGATAGACAGACGATTCATGAATACCCAGAAGCCGAGCGACCTCGATGGGACGAACGAACAACCGAGCGTCGAGGTCATCTACCGAAACTGATGGTTTTTTCACCTGTTACCTCCGAACCTAAATATCGAGAACGAACGCTGATAGCCTTGATTCACTCCATGCTCA